GTAGGAGAAGGTGAAAATTCTGAAATGATTAGATGGCCTGAAGAAGACATTTTATTTCTTGAAGAAGAGGCAGAAGAGGATGATACCAGAAGTAGCTGAAGTATCGGCAAACTATAATGTACCGTACACACCTCCGATTATGGAGTATCGTCAACAGACGGTTAAGGCGGTAATTAAAGTAAATGGCGAATTTCAACAAGAGACAGTATATACATATGATAAGTATGGTCGTTTAGTTACGACTGCAGTACGAAGTCATATGATAGGTGAAATATGATCACTGACTTTACTTTATATAACGTGACTATTATTAATCCTTCCACCATGGAAAAAATTGACCAAGGTGAAATGAGATATAGGACCGCGAGAGAATTTATTGATAAAATGGATAAGCAAGGAATTCCTTGTCTTGTTGAACCAGTCGATGATTCTGACATAACAGATTTCTTATTATCAAATAATTAAACTTTTTTCATAAAAACTATTGACATCCTTAGTCAACTATGATATAATAATCGTATATTGAGGGAAACACCCCAACTCGCAAGAGAAAGTAGATTCGCGATCTACAAGCAGTTGAGATACCCCGAGGTCATAAAGGCTGTCCTTATCAGACAGAGGCCAAGGAACAAAAGGTGGACAACCCACACGGCAGCTTGAGGAAGGCCGCTCAGGAATTGAGATAATATGGTGGGATAGAACGAATCAATATAGGTGGTACTAAACCCCAACCGCACATGAAGAAACTCTATATGTGGTAGTGATTTAGATATCCGCATTGTGAAAGAGATAGATTAGTCCGCAAGGCTAATGACACAGCTCGGCAGAGCAGGATCTTTCTTCCTTGTACCTGAGAGTATGCTTAAGTGTTACCCAGGACTCTGAAGTTAACGAATAACATGTAAGGCCGACGTTGGGTACCACCGCACTAATTTTTCAGTTTAAGGCTGTTTGACTACGAATCTCAAAGACTCACTATTTAACTCTTTTAGAGATCAAGTCAAACGGCCTTTCTTATAAGGAACAGATTATGATACCATGGATAGGAACTCGAAGATCAAAATTGGCTCGAGCCTACACCGACAAAGCACAGCAGCTTGTCCCAGGTAATATAGTTCTTATTGATTCTCAAGCAGATTTAAATCCTACTACATCAATTGAAGAGATGGGTGGTAAAGGCGTCTTTTGTAAAGAGATAGAACAAGCTCTTATTGATAGAGAAATAGATATTGCAGTTCATGCATTTAAAGATCTTACAAGAGACAACGATGAACTGCTCGAGATATCATGTGTATTAGAAAGAAACGATTTCAGAGATTGTTTAATTGGTAATAATGTTAATCCTAGAACAATAGGTACATCAAGTCCACGCAGAATAGCTCAGCTACAGGACCTCTATCCTCATTCTCAGATCATTCCAATACGCGGCAATATAGATACTCGTATCGCGAAACAAGAGAATGGAGAGTACGACGCGATCGTATTAGCAAAAGCTGGTGTTGACGAATTGAGATACGACCATAAAGTATCAAGAGTATTTGGAACCGCTGAAATGTTGCCTGCACCTGGCCAAGGTGTAATTGCTTTACAGACTCGCAAACCTACAAATCAAAAAGACACAGACATTACTGTTATGACTGCATCAAGAAATCATTGGGATACTTGGTATTGTGTCATGGCAGAAAAGTATATGTTGGCTGCAGTAGATGGAGATTGCCAAACTCCTATAGGATGTCTTTCATATATAGAAAGTGATAACATAAGAATGATAGCAAAGAATTTTGAAACAGATAAGATAGCAATTGAGAATGGCCCTATCAAAGAATACAAGGAACTAGGACATAAACTTGGTTCACGATTAATATGAAACCACTAACGAAACAAATCCATAAAGAAACTTCATTTCAGATCGCAACCGGATTAGCGATTAATTACCCTCTAAACCTCTTTTTGCTGTATATCTATATAGAACGGTTTGGTATTACTGAACCTGTCATGTTAGGGACTCTGGTCACTCTAGTAATGACTATTGTTGCTTATACACGTATCTTTTTGATCCGATCATACTTTTCCAAAAAATAATTCATTTTATTCTCATAAAACTATTGACATTCATTGTGAGATAGATTATAATTGTTGTATAAATTAAATTAAAGGAGAAGATATGAGTTGTGAATGGAATGAAATTGTATTAGAACAATTAAAAGAAGAAGGTGAATCACTGGGTCTCGAAGGAGAACAGTTAGAACACTTTATTGATGAACAGTTTGAAATGAGGGCAGGTTAATGAAAAAGACTTTATTTGCTAATTGGGTTGCACTTAGCTTCGATGATTTTGAGCAGTGCCAATATAAATTAGAAGGCAAGAGAGTTGTTGCTTTAATCAAAAAGTTCAATAAAGACAGTATTGTTGTTAAGCCACTTTCTATTGACTATGATTATGGAACTTTTTCAGAAGTTACTTTGAATCTTTCTGAGTTCGATGAAATCGGTTTAGAGATCTTTGACGATGCAAGAGGTTGTGATAACTCTGCTATCGGTGTACAAGGTTGTTATGAACCATGGACTAACTTCGTATGGTAAAAAAGGGACCCGAAGGTCCCTCTTCAGTTATACCGGATTAATTACATAATGAATAAGTAGTACCAACGCTACTGAAGCTCCAAGCCCTACCATCATTTTTCCAAAATCCTTAGCAACTAATGGGAACACTGATTTTGATTTCTTCTTACCAAAATAAGTTGCCATTGCTAATTCACGTCCTGCTAATAAACCAACAAACACCCAAGTGGTACTCATAGGAATATCATTCATTTCTTTGAATACAAATAAGCACAACCAATAAAATGCATCAATCAGTGTTGCTGAACGAACATATCTTGTATTGTGTTTTTCTAATACGATTTGCTGAATCTTACCACCTCGTTCTCTAAACATAAAGAACAAACCAGTAACGAATACAACTGAAACCATTATCATCAAATCTACAGGAACGATACGAGGCAGGAATACAGCAATGTTTGCCATATCATGTGATAACCAAGTCCACCATAATCCACCTGTAGCAATCCATTGTGCTACTCTCCAATACTTTTTATTGTCTTCATCTACGGGTTGAGTTTCATCAAACCATTTTCCAAAGTATTTTGTAATAGCAAACCATATTGCATAAGCAAACGCTGCAGCTACACCGTATCCCATAATTGATTTCATCAACATTTTTTCCAACACAAAGGTTGAAGCAAATACAGATAAGACCAAGAACGATGTTGAAACTGGTACTCCAATTCTAGTTAAGAATACAAGAATCGCAGGAGCTGCTGCATGATACCATTGTACTTCTTGCCACGGAATTTTATTCAATCTTCCATAACTGATATCACCTCCGTTGATTGTCCAACCATACCATAAGGTACATAACAATACACCACTTGCTGCTGCCCATAATGTTTTGTAATTGAATCTCTCGTTATTAGATGCCATCCATGTACCGAGAGTTTGTACTGAATCATTGGCAATTACAGCGTATGCTGCGAAAAGGAACCCAACTGCGCTCCATAGTGTTAACATTTCCATAATAGATACTCCTATATCTTATACTTTAAATGCGTACCAATAACGGTTTGCTTGTAACGATAATCTTCAGTACCGCCTCTTTCTATAAAAGGTGAGATACTTAATTTACCGTGCTTAAACTTTAAACCAAATTGGTCACGCGAATCAAATTGTGTTTCGTTTTTAAAACTAACACGTGGTTGGATCTTTGCCCATAGAGATACGGTATCAGAGATTTTATGTTCTGCTGATAGGATAAACCGATAACGCCAATGGGATTCTTTGTTGTTGAAGTGACGGTACTCAATACGATGATCGAGCTTGAGGAATTTGTGTTGAAACAAATTGTGAGTGAATTTAATACGATTTTCTATTGTACCATTTAGTTCTGCGAACCGATACATAACATTTACATCTTTAACTTTCTTACCAAGTTCAGTATGCCATGTACCTTCTCTATGTCTATAAGTATATGTCCAATCGTCTTTTTGAGCTTTATAGTTATGTTCTAATATATCTGCTTGGGATACATCTGACCATAGCATAACACTTGCTATTGCAGCAAGTAATATCTTTATCATTATTTTTCTCCTTTACTTGACGGCTTTACCCCGTCGCTCGTAAACGTATAAACGTTATTGTCTATACCATTTTATATATCGGTAATAGGAGTATTTTTATATTAAGGTTTAGTAAATTTTCTGTTAAAATTCTGTTACACTTTTCTTAAGACAAAAAAAGGCAACCCCGAAGGGTTGCCCAAAGTGGTTTAGTTGAACTAAACTCTTTTTATTATAACGAGACCTAGAATAAGTTAGAGATTGTAACTTTTCTGTAGTACTTGTTAGTGTCAGCAGTAATAGCGCCGAGTCCTTGAGTTGCACCTTGTGCAAAAGGATTCGCAACCATACCATAACGGGTTTTGAAACCAATTTTTGGTTGGAAGCTATTCTCACCAACCGCACGAACCATTTGTAATGGAACGTATGGGCAGTAGAATAAACCTGCATCAAATGCAGATGAACCTTTATAACCAACTACTAAGTAGTTAGCACCTGCGAAAGGATCAACGTATACTCTGAAACGTCCGTTAAGAACACCAGCAAAAGTATTGCCTGTGTCATCAACTTCAAGAGTATTGCTGTTCAAAGCAGGAGTGTAGTCAAGTACACCAGCCATTTGTAAAGCAGATGCTACGTCAGAAGAACAAATAACAACGTTACCTTTTCCTCTACGAGTTGCTTTAGCAATAGCGTTAGCTTCTTGTTCGATTTGGAACATTAAGCCTTTGAACTTCTCTACAGACCAACGACCATTTGCGTCAACGTCAAGGTCAAAAGTACCTGGAGTTGCAGCAGCGGCAGCACCGACAACAGCTGTATCATAAATTGTTCTAACAACTTCACGGTTGATTTCAGTTAAGATTTCAGTTTGAAGAATGTTAGCCAATTCAGTTTCAGCGTCAAGTCCGTGAACAGCTTTAAGGTCCTGAGCAAGCTCAGTAGTATATTCTGCTTTTAGAGCACGTGTTTTAGCAGCAACAGTTACTTTCTCGATTGAGAAGGCCATTTCTGCATAGTTAGTACCGTTACCGTCGCCTAAGGCTTCAGCTTCAGTTGTTCCCATACCTGTACCAGTAGTGACAGCGCCACCAGGTAAAGTATTTGCGTGAGTACCGTCACCAGAGAAGTCAGTGTCAGCTTCGTTGAATAATGCATCAGCACCACCCTGTGAAGCATACTTAGCACGCATTGCGAAGATAAGTCCTGTAGGACCAGTCATAGGCTGAACGCCACAGATATCGTAAGCAATCATGTTAGGTACAGCACGTCTTACCAATGAGATAAGAATTGGATCGTAACCAGCAGTAGGACCGCCTGCAGTAGAACCACCACCAAATCCGCCAGTTCCGGCATCGTTAGCGTGAGTTTCTGACAACAATGAAGTCATGTTTGCTGATAGGTCACCAGTTTCTTGAAGAGCACGTTCTGTGTTTTCAAGAATTGTAGCAGTTACTGCACGTCTGTGATTATCAGTAATTGGTGAAAAAGAATCGTGCGCTAAGATAGGCTCCCACTTTTCCACTAGTCTTGTATAGTTATCCATTTTTGGATCTCCTTTATTTAAAATTAAAATTTAATTTAAAAACCAAATTAATTATTCTAATTACTTCTTAGTGTTGAAAGCTTCAACTAGAGCATTAATAGAGGTGTAATCAGAAGTTGGTTTAGATACTTCCTGTTCCTCTAGAATAATTTCATCATTCTCTTCCTGGACGTCATGTGATTCCACAATCTGCTTATCACTGAAGAATGATTCCTTGATTACTGAAAGATTCTCTGCGTATGCATCGATATCTTCAACGTCAAGCTTTTCAGACAATACTTTCAAACGTTCTACCTGATTAACAGATAGTCCTTCTGAAATTTCGTCAAATTTTTGATCTGCTTTAAAAGTGGCAATAGTCTTTTGTAATTCGATATTCTCGTTTACTAGATCATTGGCTTTCCCTTCCAATTCAGATACAGTTGTTTCTAAGTTTTCCACAACATCAACAGTTTCTTCAGAAACGCTAACGTTATGTTCTACGAATAAGTTCTTAAGACCTGACATTAATGATTCCGCCATCTCAACCTTAATTCCAGATTCGATTGCGATTTCATTCTCAGACATCCATTCAGATACAACGTAATCTAAATACTTATCAACGTTTTCAGTAACAGTATCTAATTTCTCAGTAACTGCTTCTTCAAGTGATTCGTCTAAAGACTTAGTTAATTCTTCGCGAATTGTCTCAGTTCTTTTGTTTACTTCTTCGTTTAATGCGGCTTCAAATACAAGACTGATCTTGCCTTTGAATTCCTCTGATAGATTTTCGCCTTCAATGATTGACTCAATTGAAGATTCTACAACTACTTCCTCTACGGTTTCAACTTCAGCGTCAACTTCAGTTTCTTCAGCAGTAGGAACAGGCTTACCAGCATCGCCTTGACCAGGAATTACTTTCTTGGGCTCAACTACGCCTTTAGGCTCGTCAGTAGTGGTCTTCTTCAGTTTGTCCTTTTTACCTTCTCCACCTTCAGGTGTTACAGCAGCAGGTACTTCTGAGATACCATCGTCGGAAACGAATTTTTCTTCTACGTTTTCCATTTATTTTCTCCTTTAAATTTGTTTTTAACTTACAAATATGTTTATAATAAACTTTACTTTATTTATTTATAAAAATTTAGTTTCTCAAAGATTGGACGAATGTTTTAAACATTCTTGTTGCCGTCTCTTCATCAATAGTTCTTACCACGCGATTGATTTTTTTCTCAACTTCTTCCTGGATATTTTCGATAGCTTGTTGAGCTCTCCAATTTCCTGAAGCAATATCGTAGTAATACTCTACGTTCTCCATGATGCCATTTACGAACGCATTTGGTGCTGAAGGGTCAGTAACAATATCAACAGTAGAAAGATGAAAATCCTTTTGGACTTCCATAACTCCATCTCTACCTGCCTTGACCGAACCAAGACCGCGAGTCGAAACCCCGATCTTTACTCCTTCGTCTAATAGGCTCTTGACGATTTCCCCCATAGGTGTTGATAAGATTTTGGCCTTACCATAAAAATCGTTGCCGTCGCGTCTCATCTCAGTAATAAGATGGGAAACCCGATCCCCATTGATCTGCGGACCATCAGGGTGACCTAGTTCTCCAAGTGCACGCTTTGTTTCAATAAACTCTTTTTGATAGCGACCCATTTCGGTCTCAAGCGTTTTACTTGGATAAATTCTTCCATTGCGATTTTTAATATCGCCTTGCATAAAGATACCTTCAATAAAGTAATTCTTTTTACCGTCGTCTTTAGCTTCGGTAATTACTTCTACGGAATGATCTGTGTATTCTGTAATTAAATTCATGATAAGTTCTCCTTAGCAAAATCAAGGATTTCAGCAAAGCCTGCTTCATCAGCAACCATAACGCCATACATATCCTGTGAATTCGTTTCTGTTAATTCGTCAAACATTCTGTTTAATAAATCAGCATCTTCTTCTGATATTTCAACTGAAGTTTTATTTTGTAGTTCAAATGATCCTGCTTCAATTGATTCGCCGTAACCTGCACGAGCAAGAATCTTTGCTGCTCCAAGAGGTCGACCATTTACCATTGAATCGCCTTTAGCATAAGCATACAATGATTTAACATTTGAGAATACTTCTGCTAATTTGTTTTGCCACCATTCTTCAGGATCTTGTCCTTCTCCAAGGTACTCTTCAATTTCTTGCGAAGCGTAACAAATAAAGTTTAGCTGTTTCATCATCATTGGAACTTCTTGCTGGGGACTCTCAAGCAATTCTTCCTCTGTTGAAACTTTACTTAACATTTCTTTAAATGTCATTGATAGAGTTTTGCCGTTACTGTCTTTGATAGTAACTTGCGTTGGAGACGCCTTTGGCTTTTTAATTGGCTTTGCTTCAGGTTCTAAAGAATCCTTATTATCTCCTGCATCAACTTTGTCTTCTTTAGTTTCTGCTTTCTTAACAGGTTTCTTTTCTGCTTTTAAAGTATCGCCTGAACAACCACCTTCTTTGATATGATAGCCTTTACCGTCACAATGGTCACAACCTTTGCCTTCACACTTAGGACAGGTTACTTTTTCTTCCATTGATTCTTCGTCATCTTTCTTGTCGTCATTCTTCTTTTTATTAACGCCAAGAATTTCTGTGATTGACTTTTTAAGAATATTAGAATCTTCAGCAACAGGTTTACCTTGCCCTGTACCACGTTGAGGTAAAGTATTGTCTACTTTAGTTTTATAAGCTTTGTCGTAATCAGCTTCAGCGTTGTCATTATCAGCAGGACGTTTACCGTCCGTGAGGCCAGGTATTTCACCAGTAAAGACGTGATCAGGAGCAACAGGATGAGGAATTACCTCAATTGTATGTTGGTCCTTAAAGCGTCTTTCCTCAGGTGCCTGTGGCTGGGCAACTTCTGAAACTAGATCTTTAAAATTTTTCATGTTTAGTCCCTAATTTAATTTACTCTATACTTTATTTATATCTTAAAAGGCATCGTCTTCAGCATGACCACCTTGCGCCATTTCGTCAGCAATCTGGTCTTCCATCGTTTGCTGCTGTTCTTCTGTCATTTGAAGTACATTAGCAGTAATCCACTGATGAGAGAAATACTTACCTGTATAATCAGATATGTCTCTAAGAGTATTTAATCGTTCTCTCAAAATTTCAGTTTCTTTCAATTCCTCAAAATAATTATCCTTAACAAAGTCGTAACGAATATCATTTCTAATTTCATTAAACTCTTCAGGCGTTAAAATACCTTTGAGTACTAACTGCTTTTCTAATACAGCACTAAATATCCAAGAAAAGCGAGTACGAATTCTTCTAATAAATTTACCAAACTTCAGTTCATCTCGAGTAATCTCAGATGTTCTACCAAAGGTTGCCATGGCTTCTGGTTCTAAACGTGATAATGGAACCTTCAACGATTTAAATAACTTACGTTGAAAGTATTCCATATTTTCGTTCGTACTCAGTCCTGGTGCGTTACCGCCGGCTAATGTATCAACTTCTGTTGACCTTTCACCACCACGACGAGGGAACCAAAAATCCTCTGTCATTGTTAACATCTTACGAGAATCAGTAATCTGTCCTGAATCTGAATTATACTGTAACTTATTCTTATGTCGAGCCATCATATCTCTAAGATACTGCTCTGCCTTATTCTTAGGCAAGTTACCTACATCAATATAAAAAATTCTTCTTTCTGGTGCTCTTGTTAACGTATAAATTACAACAGCATCTTCTAACATTCTCAACTGATTTAAAGCTTTACTTGCCGGATGTAAATGAGATAGTACTAAACTATTATTCTCATTCATCAATCCTGATGTTACTCTGGCAATTGCATCTTTAGCAACTTTAATTCCAGATGTACTACTTGACGGCGAACTTCCTCCACCGCTTGTACTATTCTGAAAACCGCTTTCTGAGTACATATAATACTCATTCTTAACTTTCTTAACAGGTATTCCTGAATGTTTATCTTTACCTTTCTTATCAACTTCTCGTATTAACTTTAACTTACGAGGGTCAACATATCTTAATTCGAGTACACCCTTCTTCACATCTTCAGGATCAATTATAATATGATAATTCAATCTACCGTCTACATAGAACTTGCTAAACATATCATAAGCATTATTTGTAAAATCAAACAATGCAAGAATAGAATCAAACTCTTTAATAATAGACTTTTTAACTTTGTCTGATAATTCTGTTTCGCCTAATGCTATATCAACAACTCTATCATTTGTGTCAACACTAATGGCTTCGTTAACTATATCATCAACAGCCTGATTAATCTCAGGTTGCATTGCCATTGAACGATATTTAGTAATAAGGTCGGATTCTGTTTTAGCAGACCCTTCCATATCTAATATCGTATTATAAAATCCACCAAGCGCATTACCAACGGTAATCGCTCCATCATCGTTAGAGGGTTCTGCGAAACTGACTGGTAAGCTAGTCTCCTCTTCTGCCCTCTTTATGTCAAAGCCAAAAATTTTCAAAATATCATCCTATATTAATTATGTAGTTGGAATTCCAGTGTTTCCTTCTACTCTCCACATATCGTAAGCAAAGGTTACACCGAATTCTTGTATCTGGTCGTTAGTTGACCAATCCATCGCAATCTGATCTGTGGTTGTTGGGTATAAACCTTCAAATACATATGTACGTAAGGCATCCCCGTTTTTACTATATTGCGTTATTAGCGCGTTTGATTTATAATCTTGAGGTAATGCTCTTGTGTTACTATCATGAGAGTTGATTGCATTCAACCAAGCCTCAATTGAGTTACGAACTAAGAAATCCTCATCGTTGATAACTGATACTGTCCAATCTGCAAATTTTCTGTCTCCGGCGTAATTAATCTGTCTTCCAAAATATGGAACAGTGAACGAACCTACCGTAGAGGCAGGCAGTCCAGCTGTCTTAATCATGAAAGGTGATTTAAAGTCTGCGCTCGGGTCAACAGGGTTTAGGATTTGCACTTGGAATAGATTAGCTCGAGCACCACCACCAGTTAACTGGGATTTGAACTCATTTATGTTAAACGCCATTCTTATTCTCCTTTATTTAAAAATTATTTATACTGTTAGAGCGAACCAACAATTTCTTCAAACTCAACACCAGATCTTGTAGCAACAAAGGTTAACTCAATCACATTGATTGAACGTGCAGGCTTAATAAAGATATTAGCTCTGAACTTACCTGAGTCAATTACTGACGGTGTATTTACCGTTTCATCAGATACTACTCTGAAATCAACAATACCTCTTTTACCTTGAATGTCTCTTAAGAATGGTTCTACAATTCCTTTAAATTGAGCTTGAGTAAACTCGTCGTTCAATTCGAAGAGGAATGATTCCGCGGCGTTAGCAATTGCCTTCTCTACAGCAATAAACAATCTTCGTACGTTTAAACTATCAAACGCGCTGTTTTGACCAAATCCTGTTTTATCACCAAATAGAACAATTCCTTGACCTACCTGAGACATAACTGGATTAATTTCGTTACTGTATAACTGATCTCTTTGAGCCTTATTAGGATTAAAAGCAAGTTTTACAACGTTCTTAATTACACCTTTACGGAATCCTGCTGGACTTTCAAAAGGTTCAACTCTTGAAGCAAGTCCTGCGATATCACCGTTAAGTGGAGTGTATCTGTATACATCATTGTATCTGTCGTATCTGTATTTGTAACCAGAGTCAATTACTGAGTAAGAAGAACTAGGCAAAGAATTTCTAAATGCAATTACATTTGACAATTTCTGTTCTGTTTTGCTTTCGTCAACAACGTCTGATTTAGCAGGCGAGATAAACGCGATTGCGTCTTTTCTGTAATCTGCAATATTTGAAATAAGGTACGTAGCTACATTACCAGCATCGTCTGATTTACCACCTAATACGAATGAAACATCAATTTCATTTGAAGATTTGAATAAATCATAACCACCAGCAAGATCAGATAATGTTGCTAGTGATTCTGTTCTGCCGTCTGAACCTAATGCCAATGATTCGTATTCTGAAGTTTGAGCTTCAAAATGCGTTGTATTAGCAACTTTGACCCAGCCTGATTCTTGAGCAATTACTTCTTTATAGTAATTTGTTTTACCACTTGAAAGTTTTGCGCCAACAGATGTTGATACATCACTGTAGATTTCGACTGCAGCCCCTTTAGTACCAGTGATCTTACCATCTTCATCTAATACTGCGATATGATAGTTAGCAGCGGCTGGTGCTTTACCAAACATGCTTGAGTATGCCCACTTCCTTGTGATAGAAAGTTTGCTAAGATCAGTTTCTGCTAATAAGTATGAACCTTCAAATGCTAGGTCGTAATTATAGGCAGCAATGTTAACTGTGTTCGCTGTTATTTCGCCAGCTGAATCTCTCCATTCTTCAGTAATGGTGCTGACAGTTAATTCTTGATAACCAACTGAACTGTTACCAATTACAAAGATATCACCTGACTCAACGCCTGTGACTCTGTTAGCTGGTGCAATTTCAAATGTGGTTGTGCTTGCGTTAAATGCAATTGTTTGTGCGGTTGCTTGTATTTCTGAGTTAGCGCCTGTAATTCTTGTTGCGGGTATATCTGCAACTGCTGCTACTGAACTTTCAAAATCACTACCTTTAACATATGCTACTTCTAATGAATTACCTAATTCACCAGGGTATAATGCATCAAACGAACCAAATGTATGTAATGCAGTGTTTGCATTAGTTGTATCGGAAGCGGTTGCTGCTGCTGCGCCATTGTCGGCACGTGCTACCCAAAGGGCATTTGCATATGAAAGATAATCTGCTGCTACAAAGAACGTTTCATAGTTATCATCATCGGGCGTACCGAATCTGTTAACTAATTCATTCTCTGAAGAAACAAGTACTGCTTCACCTACAGGACCCCATCTAAACACGCCAGCGATTGCTGCAGGTGGTGTTGCGATGGCAGGTACCGATGCTGATGCGTCCACCTCTCGAACAATTACGGAAGGACTTACGGAAA